CCTGGCCCGGCAGGCGAAAAGGGCGAGCGCGGCGAACCCGGAGCAGCGGGTGCACCGGGCACAGCGGGTGAGCCTGGCGCACCGGGCGCGCGCGGTGAGTCCGGTCCAGCAGGTCAGAAGGGCGATGCCGGTGTGCCCGGCGAGCGTGGCGAACCCGGAGCAGTGGGTGCACCGGGCACTGCGGGTGAATCTGGCGCGCGTGGTGAACAAGGACCGACTGGTGAAAAGGGCGATGCTGGTGTTCATGGTGAGCGCGGCGAAACTGGCTCACCGGGTGAACCTGGCTTGCGTGGTGAATCCGGCCCTGCAGGTGAAAAGGGCGAGAGCGGTGATGCCGGACCGCCTGGTGCACAGGGCACAGCGGGTGAACCTGGCGCACTGGGCGAACGTGGAGCAACCGGCGCGCAGGGCAAACCTGGCGTGCGCGGCGAACAAGGTCCAGTTGGCGAAAAGGGCGAGCGCGGCGAACCGGGAGCAGCGGGTGCGCCGGGTACAGCGGGAGAACCTGGCGCACCGGGCACGCGTGGTGAGTCCGGTCCAGTTGGCGAAAAGGGCGATGCCGGTGTTCCTGGTGAGCGCGGCGAAACTGGCGCACCGGGTGAACCTGGCTTGCGTGGTGAATCCGGCCCTGCAGGTGAAAAGGGCGAGAGCGGCGAACCCGGACGACCTGGTGCACCCGGCACAGCGGGAGAACCTGGCGCACCGGGCGAGCGTGGCGAGCCTGGTAGGCGCGGTGAACAAGGGCCTGCGGGTCAAAAAGGTGATACCGGCGCCGATGGTTCCGCTGGTCGCAACGGAACGGATGGCAATCCAGGACGCGACGGCGCGCACGGCAAGAGCGCCTATGAACTCGCGGTAGAAAAGGGCTACGCGAGCACAGAACTGCAGTGGCTTGAATCGCTGCGCGGGGCCGACGGCAACCCAGGGGTGCATGGAAGGGATGGCAAGGACGGTCGCGACGGCCGCGATGGCAAGGATGGCTCCCCTGGTCGCGATGCGCTCGATCTCGAGATCCTACCTGGAATCGACGAGTCGAAGAGCTATCCGCGCGGAACTTTTGCGCAATATCGCGGCGGCACGATCCGATCGATTCGTAACACTGATCCAATAACCGATGGTCTGGACAAAGCCGGATGGGGCGTAATTGTCGAGGGCATCGCAACCGTCGTCGTATCTCAGGGTGAGGACCCCCGTGGCATATCCGTCGCCGCAATGCTCACCGGCGGCACTAAGACGGTGTGCGAATTCAGGCTGCCCGTCATGATTTATCGCAGTGTTTGGCGCGAGGGCGAATATGAGCGCGGCGACGTCGTAACCTGGGGTGGCTCTGCGTGGCATTGCCAGGAACGGACGACGGACAAGCCGGGCCCTTCTGCCGCCTGGCGTCTAATGGTGAAGGAGGGCGCGCGCGGCAAGGACGGCAAGTCCGCCGAGGTCGCGCTTGCTGCTCACGAGCCGGTGCGAATCAAATGAACTTCACCTTGGAACGTGTGACCGGGCCGGAAATCGAGCCGGTGACGCTTGCCGAAATGAAACGGCATCTGCGCTGTCAAGAAGGCGTCGAGGTACAGGATGCCGACATCACGGCGTTGATTGTCGCCGCGCGCGAGTGGGTTGAGGATTACACCGCCCGCTCGCTAATCGACCAGACCTGGCGGCTCACGATAGGCGACCACCTGCGAGGCGACGCGGTTCGCGGATACAGCCTGCCGATATTCGCCGGCGGCTTCGGTCGCCACGAGTGGCTGCATTGGATGCGCCGGGGCGAGATTCTGCTGCGGCGCGCGCCGGTCATTGCGGTGACCTCGTTCAAGTCGATCGACAGGGCCGGCGTCGAGGCTGATGTTGACGGGGCCAACTATCAACTCCGTGAGGCCGATTCGAAATGGCCGCGGCTTGTTCAGATGAGTGGGATGCCTTGGCCGACCGGGGCGATAAAGATCGAATTCCGCGCTGGATTTGTCGACCGTCATGGCAGTCCGAAAGAGGACGCGGCGAAGGTGCCGACGCGGTTTAAGCAGGCCATGAAGCTATGGGCCGAGGCGAACTACGACCGCGACCAGTACATGATGGAACTGCTGCTCAAGGTTGCTGAACAGATCGTTAAGTCCGAACGCTCCGACCTTTCAGTCGCGTGAGCATCCTGCGCCGGGAAGCTGGCGCACCGTTTAGCGAAGTCGCGCCAGAATGGAGCGAAGCAATCGCGGTGCTGATCGGCGGTGGGCCGAGTCTGACCGTCGAGCAAGTGCATCATGTGGGCGTCGCGCGCGAGCACGGGCGGTTTCGGGTGATAGCGGTGAACGATGCCTACCGCGTCGCGCCCTTCGCCGAGGTTTGTTACTTCGCCGATTCGGAATGGTGGGGCTGGCACAAGGATCGGCCAGAGTTTCAAGCGTTCGCAGGGCAGAAATGCTCGATTTCGGACAGCCAGGCGAAGATTACAGATCCGCAAGTGCACATCCTGCGCAACGCCGGCCCACGCGGCATTTCGCGCGATCCTAGCGCAATCTGCAACGGGCGAAACTCCGGCTACCAGGCGCTCAATATCGCGATCCTTGCCGGGGCCAAGACGGTGATTCTGCTCGGGTTCGACGCGCGTGAGCCGACCGCAACCAGCAAATCACACTGGTTCGGCGACCACCCCAAGATCGAGCCCGTTTCTGTGTACGCCGATTTTCGCAACGCCTTTTCACAGGCCGAGGCGGCAATCGCGGCGGCCGGAGTGCGCGTGATCAATTGCTCACCAGGTTCGGCGATTGATTCGTTCGAAAAAATGGAACTTGAGCAGGTGCTAACAGATGATCACCCTGACGGCTGAACGACTTCGCGAGGTCTTGCATTACGACCCAAAGACGGGGGATTTTCACTGGTTGATTGATGCAAGTACGCGAGTTAAAACAGGCGATCTTGCCGGGAGAATAAACTCGAATGGATACAGGCAGATTAAATTTGAGGGTATTTCGTACTACGCGCATCGACTAGCCTGGCTATATGTGCACGGTGTTTTTCCGGAAAATATAACCGATCATCGGAGCCTTACTCGTTCGGATAACAGAATCGAAAATATCCGACCGTGTACCTACGGAGAGAACGCAGAAAACAGGCCGCGTAGAACCGGAGCGAAATACCTGAGAGGCGCGCATCGGCTGCGAGGTAGAACTAAGTGGGTGTCTTACATCGGCACCCAGGGTGGTGGTGGCTGCGACTATCTAGGAACATTTGGCACCGAGATTGAAGCCCACGAAGCCTACATGCGCGAGGCGACGAAGCGGTACGGGGAATTTGCGAGAGCAGCGTGAAACCGTTGATCTTGCATGGCATGCACGGTTTAGGTGATAACCTGCATGAGAGGGCAATCGTGCGCGAGCTAATGCGCCACAACGAAGTCTGGTTCAAGACATCCTGGCCACAGATATTTTGGGACATGGAGCGCGAGCTGCACCTGTTGCCGCTCAAGTCGCCGATTGGCTGGATGGCGAAGAACGAAGCCCGGTCCGTCGCGCTCTATGGTAGGACGCAGCCGCCACTGGGTGCGCGCGTGGTCAACAACGGTTACCTGTCGCAGATGCCCAAGGGCATCACGGCTTTCGGTTCGGTGCTTGGAACAATGGCGAACGTCTGCGGCGTTCAGGAAGTCGGGGATTTTCGGATGCCGATAGCGCCCGCGTGGAGCGCGAAAGCAGATGCCGTGATCGACCGGCTCAAGCCAACGAAGCCGCTGATGATCTACCGGCCTCCAATAGCAATTTCGGAGGCGAACCGCCTTTCCGCGCAAGCCAAGGTGGCGCGCAATCCCGATCTGGACACTTACCACGCACTCGTTTCTCGGATCCGAGATCAGTATTTCGTCGTTAGCCTTGCCGACCTGATGCAAGGGGTCGAGCGGTTGATTGGGCCGCAGATCGCGGCGGACGCCGAGTTGCACCACGGCGAGCTGGACTTTGAAACGATGGCCGCGCTGATGGCGAAGGCCGACCTGGTCTTCTGCTCGCCGTGCTTCATGACGGTGCTCGCGCAAGCCGTCAGCGCGCCGATGATCTGCGTCTTTGGCGGCTTCGAGAGCAAGGAATCGTTTTCGGCTGGCGGCAGATATTCGCCCTGGCTCCCCATCGAGCCGGTACGTCCCTGCGCGTGTTGGGATCCAGCTTGCAAGCACGACAAGACCATCGACGTTCCGGCGGCGCACGCGCGGATCGCCCAATTCATCGCGGAGCATTCATGCAAATCTTGCTGACACCGAAAAAACTCGCGGCCTTGCTTGAGATGGCTGGGCGCATGCGCAAGCTCGAAGGCTGCATCGTTGAACTCGGCGTCTACCAGGGCGGCGCGCTGAAAGCGATGGCAGGCGAGTTTCGAGAAAAGCAATGCTACGGATTCGACACCTTCGCCGGGATGCCGAAGGAATCCTGGCGCGAAATCGACTTCCACAAACCAGGCGAGTTCGGCGACACGACGCTTGAGGCGGTTCAGGCTGCAATGCCCTCGAACGTCAAGCTGATCGCGGGCCTTTTCCCGCGCTCCGCGCAAGACTTTAACGTCCCTATCTGCTTCGCGCACGTCGACATGGACTTGGAAAAGAGCACAGCGGACGCAATCGTCTGGCTGAGTTCGCGTATGGTCACCGGCGGCGTGGTCGTATTCGACGACTACCACTGGCAGAACTGCCCAGGCGTGGCCAAAGCAATCGAAGCCGCTGGCCTGCACGTCATTGAGTGCGGCTCGCTTCAATGCTTCTGGACGGCCCCATGAGAGCCGGCAGCATGAATGAGCGGGTGACCATACAGTCGCCCGGCACGACGCAGGATGCGAACGGCGAACCGGTCGCGGGCTGGACCGACTTCGCGACGGTGTGGGCCGGAGTCGTGGACATCACCGGGCGCGAGTACGTCGCTGCTGGCGCGACGCAAGCCTCCGCGCAAACCAAAATCACGATCCGCTATATGCCCGGTATCGTTCCGGCCATGCAGGTGATTCATGGCGTGAACGTCTACAACGTCGAGTCCGTCCTGGGTCAAGACCGTAAGCAGCTCGTCCTGATGTGTACGCGCAAGGTGTGACGTGCTCACCCTTAAAACCAATCTGACCGACGTGGCGGCCGAGTTCGATAAGTTCGAGCGTCACGTCAACAGCTACGTGATCCGGGGCGGCGCGCAAGCAATGGCGCAACTTTTTTACGATGAGGCGAGGCTGAACGCGCCAGTAGCCGAGCACGGCCATGTGTTCTATGGCACACACCAAAAATACTTCTTCCCCGCGGGCACGCTGAAAGCGTCTATCTACCAGGTCTTTTCTACAAGCAAGAGCCGCGAAGCGTATGCCGTGTACCAGGTTTCCTGGAACCACAAAAAATGCCCTTACGGGTTCATGGTCGAGTACGGAACGAGCCGGGCGGGCGCGCGCCCGTTCATGCGCCCGGCCTGGGTGAACATGCACTCGCGCGTCGCCGCTGCGGCCAGGCAGCGTATGGCCGAGCTGCTGCGCAGCGGGCAAGGAGCATTATTTTGAGCGTCGAATCCGATGTTTTCAATGCGTTGAAGGGGCTCGTCGCCAATCGCGTCTTTCCCGACATCGCGCCGCCTTTGACGGCGCGCCCGTACATCACCTACCAGCAAGTTGGCGGGAAGTCGGTCAATTTTCTGGCGCAAGGCGCGGAGGTTACATCCGGCTCGCCGCCGTCGCCGCTGTACCCGGACAAGGCAAACGCCCGCATCCAGATCAACGTATGGGCCGACACGCGAGCGAAGGCTTCGACCTTGGCAAAGCAGGTGGAGAACGCGCTGCGCGCGCTCACCGCACTGCAGACCACGGTGGAGGGCGCACCGATTTCCATCTACGAAGCCGACACGAAACTGCGCGGCTCGATGCAGGATTTTAGCTTCTGGACCTGATTCTTCACCGCCCTCACAGGGCAAAGCACAAGCCGCCTTCGGGCGGTTTTTTTATTTCCAACGCAAAAGGAAATTCACATGATCTCGCTGCCCAATGGTTCAATCGTAGCAATCGCGGCCTCCTACGGGGCAGCGAAAGTCATGTCCGGCATCAGCAACGCCAATCCGGGGATCGCGTCACTCGCGGTCGGTCACACCATCGCCGCCGGCGATTTCATGGAAGTCACCAGCGGGTGGACCCGCCTGACCGATAAGATCGTCAAGGCCGGTGTGCCAGTCGCTGACGACATTCCACTCGTCGGTATCGACACGACGCTGACCTCGATCTACCCGGCCGCAAGCGGCGCCGGCACCATCCGGGAAATTCTGACATGGACGCAGCTCTCGCAAATTCTGTCAAGCAACAGCAGCGGCGGGGAACAGCAATTCCTCGATTACCAGCTCCTGGAAGCCGACGCCAAGAAACGCATTCCGACTTTCAAAAATGCGGCCGGCCTCTCGTTCAGCATCGCGGACGATCCGGCGCTTGCCGGGTATCAACTGGCGTCGGCAGCCAATGACGACCGCTTGCCGCGCGCGGTGAAGATCACGCTGCCGAGCGCCGCCGTGCTGCTCTACAACGCCTACATCAGCCTGAACAAGACGCCGTCGCTCACCGTCAACGAGATCATGGCTGTCGAGGTCACGCTGTCGCTGCTGGCCGAGCCCGTTCGCTACGCGGCTGCGTGATGGCAAAGCTCAAGCTCGTTGCAAACCCAACCTTCCGCGCGAAGGTTGGGATTCCTGTGGCCGGCGGTGCCGAAGTGCCGGTCGAATTCGTGTTCAAGCACCGAACGAAGACGGTGCTCGACGAATGGATCAAGTCGCGCTCGGACAAAGGCGACATCGACTCGTTCATGGAAATGGTCGAGGGATGGGATCTCGAGGATCCGTTCAACAGGGAAAACGTCGAAACGCTGCTCGAAAACTATATCGGCACGGCACTCGCGACGTACCGCGTTTATGTTGATCAGCTCATCCAGTCAAAACTAAAAAACTGAAAGCCGCCTCGGTCGCGCTGTACACGCCTGGGCCGAGCGCGGCAGAGGCGATGGCGTTCGGCCTCACGTTGGAGGAGGCGACACCTGAAACCGAAATCTGGCCAGACAACGCGCGGGCGGTCGAGGTCTTTGTCGCTATGTCAACGCAATGGCGAAGCGGGGCGGTGGGCACGGTGGGCCTGGACTACAACGTGTTCCCGCTGGTGATGCGCATGCTCGGCATCCCCGCCAGCGAGCGCCCTGACCTGTTCGAGAGCCTGCGCGTGATGGAAGAAACCGCGCTCGCCACTATGAGAAACCGGAGCAAACAATGACCTGGCCAATCGGAGATTCACAATGAGCGACGTAATCGGCAGAGGAATCATCGAGGTATCGGCCGACTCTACCAAGCTCAAGGCTGGGCTCGAGGAGGCGAAACGCTCGCTCGCGGGTCTTGGGATCGCCGCGTCCAATGTGACGAAAGGCACCAGCGCGTCCATCGACAAATATGTGCGCGCGCTCGGCATCCAGTCGATGACCATCGGCAAGTCCGTGCGCGAAGCCGAATTGCTCAAGCTCGGGCTGCGCGGCGCAACCGACGCGCAATTGAGAGCGGCCAACTCGGCCTTGAGGATGACTGAGCGGCACAAACAATGGGTCACCATCGGGCAGGAGGCGCGGCGCGGCCTGCTCATGCTGGGCGCGGCAGCCGCCACCGGATTCATCGCCGCGGCAGTGGCGCTAGACCACCTGGTCAAAAAAGCGGGCGACTTTCAGGACATGGCCGAGAAAATCGGCGACACGTCCGAGAACATAGCATCGCTTGCCGTTTCCGCCGCCGTCGGCGGGGTGGGCATGGAGGCCGTAGTGGGAGCATCGGCGAAGCTGAGCAAGGCGCTCACCGGTGTTGACGACGATTCCAAGGCAGCAGGCGCTGCAATCTCGGCGCTCGGACTGGATTTGGGCAAGTTCAAGCAGTTGGCTCCCGCCGATCAATTCGAAACCATCGCCAAGGCGCTTGCCGGATTCGAGGACGGAACGCAAAAGACGGCCGTCGTAATGGCGCTATTCGGCAAAGCGGGCGCCGAAATGCTTCCCTTCCTCAAGGAACTTGGAGCAGAGGGCGGGCGCCAAGTCATCCTCACCGAAGAACAGATCCGCAAGGCAGACGAATACTCGGACGCGCAGAAGCGGCTGCACACGCAGATCAGCCTGTATGCCTCGGCCATCGCGACCGAAATGATCCCGGCGTACAACGATCTGAGCGGCGCATTCCTTGACTTGCTCAAGGGAATCGCCGGCGTCGAAACTGGATCGAAGGACCTCAAGAACAGCACGGCGATTCAAGACTTCGCCAACTCCGCGGCCAGGTCGCTGGCCTTCCTTATTGATATGTTTGACGGAGTTGCGCGCTCTTTCCTCGTTGTTGGCAAGTCGATCGGGGGATGGGAGGCAGCCAAGTCTCTCCTGCTCCAGGGCGAATTAAAGCTGGCCGTTGCGGCCTTGGCCGAAGCGGACGCCGACATACAGAAGACCCTGGCGCGGCCAACGATGGGATCGCTCCTCGAGTCGCGCATTGCCGAACGCGAAGCGAAGGCTGCGGCCGGTTTCGGTTTCACCAAAGCACCGCCGGGTTCGCGGCCCAAGCTCGATTTCGAAGGGGCGCAAAAAAAGGACTCCGGGAAAGCGGCAGCGGCGGCGGCCGAAGCCAAGGCGCAGCTCGCCTACGACATCGACCAGATCAAGAAACGCAGCGAGGCCACTATCGGCGCGTACGCTAACGCCGAAAAGATCATGGAAGCGAGGCGCGCTGCAAACCTCATCGACGAAAAACAGTACTACGCCTCGAAACTTGGGTTCCTGAACATCAACAGCCAAGCGCAAGAGGCGGCGATCCAGCAGGAGATCGAGCGCCTGCAGCGCGAACAGCTCGTCGGAAAAGACAAGATCGAAAACGATCGCAGGATTGCCGATGCGCAGGCGCGGCTTGCGAAGCTGCGCGCTGACGCCGTTGCCAACATCGAGATCAACGGCCTTCAAGAGGCCGCCGCGAACAGGAAGATCGCGCAGTCCTACATCGACGCCACAGAGGCGGCGCAAGCGTACATCGACACGATCAACAAGCAGAACGCCCGCGAGATAGCAGGGATAGGACGCGGCGCGAAATTCCGCGACGAGCAGGCCGGCATCGGTGTGATCGAGGATAAGCAAACCACATCGCGCCAGGGGCTCGAAGGGGATTTGCGCCGCGGGCAGATCGACCGGGACACGTTCGATAGATACCTGGCCGTCGTCAACGACACCTATACGAAGGAAATCGCTGCGTACACGGAGCGCACAAAGGCGGTCAACGCCAGTCAAGCCGAATGGTCCAACGGGGCCAGCGAGGCGCTTCGTAATTATTACGACGAGTCGCGCAACGTAGCCAAGCAAACCGAGGAACTGTTCACCCACGCCTTCCAAGGGATGGAGGACGCGCTTGTGGCGTTCACGCAGACCGGCAAGCTGGATTTCAAGAGCCTTGTCAATTCAATTCTGGCCGATCTGGCGCGCATGGAAATTAAACGTAACATCACCGGGCCGCTGTCGGCGGCAATGTCGGGTGCGGGCAGTGGCGGCGGGTGGATTGGCGCTCTTTTGTCGCTATTCGGGGGCAGTGGGGCGGCGGTAACCGCGATGGCGGACGGCGGCTCACTCTCTGCCGGCAGGCCGTACATGGTTGGCGAGCGCGGCCCCGAACTATTCGTGCCGAATTCGTCCGGCAGCATCGTCCCGAATGGCGCAGGCGGTCCGTCATTCTCGGTCACAAATGTATTCCACATCACGGGCGCGACCGATAGCAGGTCGCAGGCGCAAATAGCCGCAGCGGCCGGCGAGGGCGTGCAGCGCGCGATGGCAAGGAATCTGTAATGGAATTCATCGAAAACCCGCGCTTTCCAGACAGCATTTCGGCGGGGGCGCGATTCGGCCCGGCGTACTCGACAAGCGTCGCGCGAGCGCAAGGCGGTGCCGAAGTCCGCAATCGCGGCTGGACATACCCGCTATGCGAAGGCGACGTTTCGTTCGGCGTGCGCACGCAGCAGCAGCTCGACGATTTGCTCGCTTTCTTTCACGGGGTCGCCGGGATGCACAAGGCGTTCCGGTTCAAGAATTTCAGCGATTACACCGCCGTCGGAGCGCAGGGCGCGTTGACCGTGATCACGGCAGACACGACCTGGCAGATGCACAAGATGTACACCTATGGCGCGCTCGCGACGCCTAAGAAAATCTCCAAGCCCTGCGCCGGGATCGTCGTAAGCGGCGGCGGAACGTACGCAGTGGACCTAACGACCGGCATCGTCACTAGATCGGCCGGCCCGAATCCGACCGGCTGGACCGGCACCTTCGACATCCCCTGCCGCTTCAACACCGACAAGATGTTGCCGACTTGGATCGCCTACAAACTCTACGACTGGCAATCAATTCCGATAGTTGAGATTCGACTGTGAAAACTGTGCCGATCCCGCTTGTCGCGCACATCGACACGCGCGCGACCACGCTTGCCACGGCGCTGCGCATCACGCGCGCCGATGGTCAAGTGTTCGGGTTCACCACGCATGATGTGGACGATCCGATCGGCGGGGTTACCTACTTAGGCAATCCTGGTCTGCGAATAAGCGACATCCAAATTGCCGCCGGGGCCGCCGTGGGCAACATGGAATTAACCACGTTGCACGATGGAACCGTTTTTACCACCGAGGCGATTTTGGGCGGTGTGTGGCGGAACGCCAAGTTTTTAATCTTCCGCTACAACTTCGCCAAGATCAGCGATGGCATCGACAACCTGCTTGCCGGTACGTTGGGCGAAGCCCGGATATTGCAGGACACGGTTTCCGTGGAGCTGCGCGATCTGCGCCAGTACCTGCAGCAAAAGGTCGGCCCGGTTAGTTCCAAGACGTGCCGGGCGCGGTTGGGCGATGGGAAGTGCGCAAAAGACATAACCGCTTTTACCTACACAGGGGCTGTAACCCTTGCCGCAGATGATGGCTCCTCGTTCCAAGACTCCGCGCGCACCGAGGGCGACACTTGGTTCGATGAAGGCGAGATTGTTCTTCTGACAGGCGCCAACACGGGGCGTGCGGCAAAGGTCAAGACTTTTCTCTCCGCTGTCTTCGCGCTGGCCCGCCCAATGACCGCACCGATCGTAGTGGGTGACACGTATCGAGCCATCGCCGGTTGCCGCAAACGCTTCGAGGAAGATTGCCGGGACAAATTCGACAACGTGCTTAATTTTCAAGGCGAGCCGCACCGCAAAGGCTCGGCCTCGCTTACCAAGCAAGTCGCAAGTTGACGACGCGCGCACAAGTGGTCGCGGCTGCGCGAAGCTGGATAGGCACGCCATTTCATCACCGCGCCAGGCTCAAGGGTGTGGGCGTGGACTGTTCCGGCTTGATCGTCGGTGTGTGCCGGGAGTTGGGTTTAGTGGCGGCAGACTTTGACACGGAGCCCTACACCACGACACCGGATGCGCGCATGTTGCGCGAGGGGTGCGCGCGCGAACTGACACCGATTGACCGGGGGGCAATGCAACCCGGCGACGTGGTGCTGCTCGCAATTACCAAGGACGAGCAGCACCTGGGCATCCTTGGCGACTATCGCTATGGCGGGCTTTCGATCATCCACGCGGCCAACAATGTCGCGCCGCCACGCGTTATCGAAACGCGCTTGATGTTCAGTCGTTCCCTGCGGTTTTGCGCCGCCTATTCATTGCCAAGGATTGCGTAAATGGCCTCAATGGTTGTCACCGCGATCCAATATGCGTACTACGCCTACGTCGCATATTCGATCTATTCGGCCGCGACGGCTAAGCCCGCGAAAGGACCGGCACAGCCAGGACTAGCCGACCTTCGAATAGTTGGCACCGAGTATGGGCAAGCTATCCCGCATCTTTTTGGCTCGGCAATGATTGCCGGCCAAATGTGGTGGAACACGGATCGGATACCGCTCTTTCACTCGTACAACCAAAATCACGTCCAGGTCGAGTTCACCGACTACTCGATGTCGTGCCTGATTGGGCTTACCGACAACGAGATCAAGGGCGTCAGCCGCGTGTGGATGAACGGCGCATTGGTTTTCACGGCGGATTCTCGCTCCAGTGAACTAAGTAACAACCTTGTCAGCGACAAATGGCGGCGCCTGACCGTCTACAACGGCGCCGCCGATCAAATGCCAGACCCTGCCTACGAGGCCGCAGTGGGAGTCGGCAATGCGCCTGCTTATCGCGGGCGCAGCTACGTGTTCATCGAAGGCATCGAACTAGGGCAGAGCGGGCAAGTGCCCAATTTCACTTTCGAAGTTGTGGCGAATGGAACAATCACCGGCACCGGGTACGTCGAGCTGGATGCGGCGAAAGGTACGCGGCACGCGGAGTTCATATGGAGCGCGGACCCGTTTCGTGGCCAGCCGCCCGTTGAGACGCTGCGCGGCAACAACTCCATGTGGATGAACTACCAGGCAGAGGGCGGCGTGTGGGGGTCTGCTGCGCCGACCATCTACAAGACATCCGGGAAATACTATTGTGAATACGGGTTACAAGTGGGAAGTAGCCGCATTGGCATTGGAATTTGCAATGCGCTATTTGACCCTATGGTCACCGACTTACTAGGCCGTGATGCGAACGGGTACAGCTTCTGGCCGCTATGGGGTAGTGGCTATTACTGGGGTAGTTACAAGATACACCAGAACGTGTCTGAGCAGTTCTTCACGGAGGGCTGGCCAAGTCGCGCTAGTCTTTTGCTCGATCTCGACAACAGAACTTTAAGCATATGGTGCGACGGCGTAGATAAAGGCATTGCCTTTACCGACATCGACGCATCGTTGGGATGGGGCTTTTCGGAAATGGTTGCCGGCGGGCCGGGCCAGGCCGGGCTTACTATGATCCCGCAACCGCAGGATTGGCTTTACACCTCGCCATCGGGCTACTTGCCTATGATGGTAAGCGCGCCGATCATCACAGGCGATCCGCCGAGTGTTCAACAGGTCGTTAGCGCTCTGTGCGAACGGGCCGGCCTCGCTTCGAATGAATACGACGCCAGCTTGCTATCGACTACGCGCAAGGTGAAAAGTTTGCCGGTGTCTCAAGTTGGGCCAACGCGCGACTTGATTGAATTGCTGATGACCGCGTTCAACTTTGAAACGGTGGTCAGTGACAAACTCTATTTCAGACCGCGCGGGGGCGGTTCTGTCGCGTCGATCCCGTTTATCGATTTGGGCGCGGGCAAGGACGGGCAGACCACGGAACCACTTGAGCTAAAGCAAGCCAATGACTTGGAATTGCCCGCGCGGCTGGCCCTGACCTACATCAACATCGACGCCGATTATGAGACGGACACTCAGTACAGCGATCGATTGATTAGCGCTACGTCGGACACCGTGGCCACGGTGCAAATGGCCCTTGGCATGACGGCTGCGCAAGCCAAGGCCGTGGCAGACACCATGTTGCTCGACCAAACGGCGGGCACTATTGGCACGACGATCGCAGTGCTTGGAACATACTGCGCGCTTGAGCCCGCCGATGTGGTAACCGTTTATGACGAGGATGGTGCTGCCTATCGGTTGCGCCTACTGAAAAAATCCGACTCATACCCGCTGTTGACTTTCGACGCGGTGGTCGACGACGTGTCGGCGCTCGCCTCGCCTGGGGTAACGAGTGAAACGTACATAAGCAGCTTGGAGGTTCCTGCGCCAGGCGCGACGCTTATGGAATTGCTCGACATTCCAATACTGAGCGACGCGGATAACAACGCCGGCTTTTATGTCGCGGCCAAGGGCACAACTACAAATTGGGCGGGCGCGGCGATCTATCAGAGCCCCGATAACGTGGAGTACGCGCGCGTGGCAACAATCGGCGCGCCCGGCACGATCTTCGGTGTTTGCACCACCATCCTGGGCGCATGGGACGGCAACCGCGTGTTCGACGAAATGAACACTGTCACCGTCAACGTGGGCGACAGAACCCTGGCCAGCAGCACGCGCGCTGCCATCCTTTACGACGACGGCCTTAACGCAATGATGGTCGGTGCCGAATTCATCCAGTACAGGACGGCGACGCTTATCTCGGCAGGCATCTATAAATTGCAAGGGTTGCTGCGCGGGGGACGCGGCACAGAGTGGGCAATGTCGGGCCATGTCGCATCGGAACGGTGCGTTGCGTTGGGGAGGAGGCAGCGCGTTGCCCTGACGAATAGCCAAATCGGAGCTTCGATCTTCTACAAAGGCGCAACCGTAAACGCAGCTCTTAGTACCGCCGACCCGGTGCAATTTGTCGATTACGCCGTGGGATTGAAACCGTTTTCGCCTGTGCTTGTAAAGGCAGCGCGGGGCGTAGCGAACTCGATCATTTTGGAATGGCAACGGCGCACCCGTTTGGCGGTACGGATGATCGGGGCCGGCGGTATCAGTGTCCCGTTGGGGGAGGGGGTAGAAAAGTACGCGGTCGATATTTACGACGCGGCCTTTACCACGTTGCTCGGCACCGTCGAAACGAGCACGCCCGCGCTGACGCTCGGCGGAACCATACCCTCGTCGTCCGATGGGTTCACGGTAGCAACGACGCCGGCCAGCCTCGCAATGCAATTGTTTGGCGGGACAAATCAACGCGAGTGGCCTTTTCAAAAATCGGGGGATCACTGGGGAGCGGTAAGCCAGGGGCTTGGCTTGGGCGCGATATTGATTGCCGCTAACGACGGCACCATCACAAAATCAGAGCGCGATTACGCTTTGAATTACACCCTGTCCTATAAGGCCGACCCTTTTGCCGTTCGCGCCACGCCAGCTAGCGGTTGGTCGGTGTTGACGGACGGCTCGCCATTATCCTCAACGATCAGCGACATGGACGCTTATTACACGATGGCGCGCGACCATCGCGCTACGCCGGGCAATTTCCTCGTCACATCAGGACGAGCGATGCGTCTAGTCTTTTCCGGGACAGGCACCACATTCCACGCAATTTCAAAAACGGAAACCGGATTTACGGTTATCGACAAATCGACCGTCGGCGGGGCGCTGGCGGCTGTCCGTTATCCAATTCAAGAATTCTTCTCAGGGTCGCTTGCGTCGCTTAATTCCCCAGGAACCTTTGATACCCACACCTGGGGCACGCAATTGACTGCCGTGCCGTCTGCGAAACCATTGGACTGCATCACGTTCGGCAATCTGATTTACACGCACACCCTCGGGCCGTCGGATGATTTCAATAGCTCCACGGTTACCGTCGATGTGACGAACGTAATTGATTCGCATGTGGACATCGCCAACACGGAGCAATTGCAAACTCTTCGGCACACCATCGACTCGGGCGGCGTTATAGCGTTTCTCGATGTGCGCCCCGGACCATATTTGGCTGATCGGATAAGCGACACCCAAGGGGTTGAAATTGACGCGGCGGCAAATGGGTTTCGCATTGTGGACAGTGCGGACGGCACGTTGTCGTCGCCCGTCGCGCTACCAGCACTCCCTGGTGGCGTTTCGATCCTTGCCGTGGCTGGCGACTATGGAATAGGCGGCATTTTTTACACACTGGATTCGCAATGCGTGTTGCGCAAGCACAACGCGGCCGGCGCGCTTCTGGCCACTTTAGCGACCTCGTTTAGCGCGTGCTACCCGTGGAATTTCATGTTGTCTGCCGACAAAATTTACTTACAGCGGCAAGACGATTCGGGGTGGTATGCCATTGACAAGGACTTGACGGGCATCACCGCCGTTGGGCGTCTATACCCAATACAAATCGGCGGGGGCGGTGGTCTTATGGAGGGAAAAACGAACAGCGTCCCTATTCCGTTCTCGGCGACGCCTGACGACGCGGATGTGGTCTTGCTGTTGTCGAATTGGCGGAACGCGCTCGGTGTGCCGGGTACAACGGTCAACGTACCGAGGTCAACGGCCCTACGAATTTCTCAAATCAGCGAAACGGTCGGCAAGGGCTACCCGCTTGAACTGGTGATCTAAGAAAACCATGAATCTCCAAAATATCAACCCGTCCTCATCGCCGGAAGTGCAGATCAATGAGAACTTCGCGGCGCTCGATTGGGCCACTGTCTACGGGAAAAACGCAGTTAGCACGGGCGGGTTGACCTGGGGATATTTCGGCGGGCGTTGGGGCGGTTTTCCAGTCGCAAGCGGGACACTCACGCTCGCGGACAACGCAACGAATTACCTTGTTGTGCTCGTGACCGATGGGGCGCTCAGCGCGAGCACCAGCTCGACGAATTGGGATGACACAACAAACTATCGTCGCGCCTTCAAATTGACAACGGCAGGCGGCGTAGTGATGGCGGCGACGGTCGAAGATCATCGCAACGGGCCGCTCGGTTTGCTGACGGGGCCGCCAGGCCCAACGGGCGCGACAGGTGCAACGGGGGCTACGGGCCCGACCGGGCCTACTGGCCCGACAGGTGAAGCGGGCGCGACGGGAGCAACAGGCGCAGCCGGGACAAATGGCGCATCGGCCTACGCTCTTGCGGTAACGGCCGGGTTCAGCGGTGATGAGGCGGCCTGGCGTGCGTCACTAGTCGGCGCCACTGGAGCAACCGGGGCAACTGGAGCGGAAGGGCCGACTGGGCCGACTGGGCCAACGGGAGCCACGGGGACCACAGGAGCCCAAGGCGCAGCCGGAGCGGACGGTACGGGGACCGGGGATGTAGTGGGGCCATCCAGTGCCGTAGACGGGCGCATCGCTTTATTCGATAGCACCACGGGCAAGCTGATAAAGGATGGCGGTGTCGCGCTCGCCGGGCTCGCGGGGTCCAACAATATCGGCTACCTCGATATTCCCCAAAATTCGCAGAGCGCGAATTACACAACCGTCTTGGCGGACGCGGGCAAGCACCTGTTGCACCCTTCCGCCGACACGACTGCGCGCACGTTCACAATCGACGCCAATGCGACCGCGGCATATCCGGTCGGTACGGCGATCACGTTCGTCAATCAAGACGGCGGTGGCGTAATAACGATCGCCATCACCAGCGACACGATGCGACTTGCTGGCGCAGGCACAACGGGAAGCCGAAGCCTGGCGGCGAATGGCATTGCGACGGCACTCAAGCTGGCCTCGACCGAGTGGATTATTTCGGGAACGGGGTTGACCTGATATGGGCGTTTTACAGCAACTCATTTCCGCGCTTTTCAGTGGCGTGGCGGCGCCGTCCGGTATCGTCGCGACCGGCGGCACGATCACGACCGACGGCCTTTACATAGTCCACACGTTCACGGGCAGCGGCACGTTCGAAATAACCAGCGGATCAGGATCGGTCGAATACCTGATTGTCGCGGGCGGCGGCGGCGGTGGAGCCTGGGGCGGCGGCGGTGGAGCTGGCGGTGTGCTAGCGGGATCGACCACGCTTGGCACAAGTTCAAATACCGTTGTGATCGGCAGCGGCGGCGCGGGCGACTCGACGCGATACGCGCGCGCGTCAAATGGTGGCGACAGCACGGCGCTCGGATTGACGGCCGTCGGCGGCGGCGGCGGTGGCAGTGATCTGTCGACACCAACGGACGGCGCAGCCGGCGGCTCTGGCGGCGGCGGTTCGTGGGGACAAGGCACCCTGGGTGTCGGTGGCGCTGGAACGTCTGGCCAAGGGTACGCGGGCACGTCGATCGCATCGGCACCGTCGGTGTATGGAAGCGGTGGCGGTGGCGGCGCGGGTGGCGTCGGCGGAAGTACAGCGGCGCACGGCGGCAATGGTGGCGTAGGAATTTCCAGCTCGATCACGGGCACGTCAGTTGATTATGCAGGCGGAGGAGGAGGCAACGGTGGCGGCAGCGGAATTGCCGGCGGCACGGCGAGTCACGGCGGCGGCGCGGGCGGCGCA